CCGTATCAAGACTGGGAAGTTTATCCTTTTCTCGAAGTTGTTGTTATTGATGGCATTGCCTATTCTCATTACTTTACTTCTGGCCCCATGGGTCGTCCTGTATGTAGCGCTCAAGCACTCCTTACAAAGAAGCACATGAGTTGTTTTGCTGGGCATCAACAAGGGAGACAGATAGCTTACGGTAATCGTGCAGATGGTCATGAAATGACGGCTATTATTTGTGGTAGCTGTTACGAGCATGATGAAGGGTATCTTGGGCCACAAGGTAACAATGGTCACTTTAGGGGATGCTTCATGTTGTATGACGTGGAAAATGGAAGATTTGATGAGTTGCCATTGACGTTAAAATATCTTAAAAATAAGTATGCTTAGCCCTTCGGGGCTTTTTTTATATGATATTACATCGCATACGCACATTAAACGGCAAGCTAATGATTGATGGCAGACATACTATTGTCAGACGGCTTGATAAACAGGCACGTAAAATTGCACGATTATACAAGTTTCGAGGATACAAAAAATTATGATGAAAATTAAAGTCTGCGAATGTTGCGGAGATATTTACGAGCAAGACGATGCTCTAGAGGATTTGCAAGTTTGTGGGGAATGTAATTTTTATGATGAAACTTTAATTGGAATAATTGATTTAGAGGATGAGAAATGATTAACGAATTTATAGCAACAATATTCCTAGCACGTGACGTAGCACACAGAGAGCATTTACGCACTAAAAGCTACTCACAGCACAAAGCCCTTGGTCACTTTTACGAGGACATTGCAGAGCTTGCAGATAAGCTAACTGAAGCATATCAAGGACGGTACGGCATCATTAAAGACATTCCTATCCTTACAGAAAAAGAGAAGTATAAAGAGCCTATTTATTGCTTTGTTGAGAAGCTATCATACATTGAGAAAAACCGTTACAAATGTATTCCTAAAGAAGATACTGCCTTACAAAATGTGGTCGATGAGGTAGTTGGCGAGTTCTTGTCACTAATTTATCGCCTTGAAAATTTAAAATGATAAATAGTCGTAAACTTGATGATTTGCATCCTAGAGTTAAAACTCTGTGCGAGCAGTTTATTGCATCATGCGCCAAGCAAAACATAGACGTGTTGATTACATCTACCTATCGTGATGCTGAGAGCCAAAACGCTTTGTATGCTCAAGGTAGGACTTTGCCAGGCAAAAAAGTAACTAACGCTAAGGGCGGTCAATCATTCCATAATTGGCGTGTAGCCTTTGATTTTGTACCTATCGTCAATGGCAAAGCTATGTGGGCTGATACTGCATTGTTTACCAAGTGTGGCGAGATAGCAGAAAGCGTTGGCCTTGAATGGGCTGGGCGTTGGAAAACATTTAAGGAACTAGCACATTGTCAGCAGACTTTTGGATTAACACTTGCAGACTTCCAAGCAGGTAAAACAATTTAAGGAGTAGCATCATCGACCCGATTACAATCCTAGCGGCACTTGGCCCTGTAGCAGTAGACTTAGGCAAATCCCTCATCAATCGCTTTATTGCGCCTGACCAATTCAAGCCGGCAACCATTGAGCAATACGCTCAGATGAAGCAAATAGATTTAGAGTTCTTTAAGGTGATGAACGAAGCTGGTGGTGGCAATCCTAGCTATCCGTGGGTAGAGGCTATTATCCGCTTAATGCGCCCTACAATCGGCATCCTAGTATTGGGAACGTGGGCTTATCTAGCGTTAGCTGGTGATGGTGAAGTAAACGAGCAGGTATCTAACTTTGCCTCTGTAGTAGGCTTTTACTTGTTTGGTGAGCGCAGTTTATTTTATGTTAAGAATAAGAAATAGGGGCAGATATGGCTGATGTAAGTAAACTAATAAAAGCGCTGAAAGACACAGCGGTTGCACAGTATGGCAAAGGTGCGCCTTATCGTGAAGCATTGGCATCTGCTATTCGTGGTGATATGTCAGGCGTCAATCAAGCGTTATCACAATCAGAATTGACTCCTGCTGACTTTGCTGGCTTTGTTGGTGGTATTAAAGGTGTTGGTAAAGCACCAATGGCAGAACTTAATACATTAAACCCTACTGGCGGCTTGTACGTTGACTACACGCCTCATATAAGAGCTTCTCAGCCTCTTGGTAAAAACATGGTTTCAATTGATAAGACTATGGGTGGAAGTCCTGATGACATTATAACCATTTACAGAGGTGCGCCAAAAAATCAAAAATCTATTGTTCCTGGCGATTTTATTTCTGATATGCATGAAGTAGCAAAATCTTATACAGGCGATAATAATGTTCTTGCACTTAAAGTAAGAAAAGGCGATGTGTTAGATAACATAAATGAGCCATTAGGGAATGAGTATTTATACAGACCTAATGCAGATAAAAAATAATACTTTTCACTATTAGCAATACATGATTGTCCCGATGCGTCAAAACTGCATTTCTGTTAATATGTAATACATTCAATGCAAAAAAGTTTGTGTTGAATATTTTGCGTTTTATTACAAGCTACGCATTTTGCATAGCATAAACTAAGGACTAAATCATGTGGAAAAAGCCTGTAGCAACTGAAATTCGTTTAGGTATGGAAATCACAGCATACGTAATGAATCGTTAATCTTTACTGGCGGTTAAGCCGACAACAGAGGATATAGCAAGTAACGAGTTTTTCGGCTTTCTGCGTTACATGTAACAGCTATCAAATCTGCGCCAACTTTGTATAGACATAAACCAGCGTCAATGCAGTACAGAAACCTAATGCAAAGGCGCTGGCGTAACAAATAACGTAACTTAAAATAACATCAATCATTGTAGTCGTAATGCTCCCCTGTTGGTCCGTTAGCTCCCACTATATCCTGTCTTTTTTCTGATTGCTCATCACCCCATTGCGCTTTATTAACCGCTTCTCTTGCATCTCTGTTACGTTCAGCTTTCACAAAGTGAGTCACCATCCAAGCATAGCTGCCTAAATTAAGCCACATCTCTTGCGGCAAATCCAATCCCAATTCTAAAGCAATATTTTTACCTATTGTCTTGTAATACTTATCTTCTAATTGTTCCATTTAGCCTCCGTAATAATCAAGCAATACTTTACAAGCTTTAATGTTTTTCTTATACATTTTAACATCTTCGGGATGCTTAAACTTTGGCAGCGCTTCTTGGCTTTCTTTTAATTCTCGCTTTAAAAGACCAACAAAAATATTAGCCATTAAGTCTAGCACTAGCTCATTATCATCAGTATCAAATATTAACTTCATTTTAGCTCCGTAGAAGCGTGTTTTACGAAGTTATTTGGGTGCAGACGATACTTACTATCTAATTCAAATTTTATGCGTTCTACGTGCGTGTAGCGTTCGTTTAAAGCATCTTCTGAAGGTGGTTTCAAAGCAATAAAGCAATCAAATAATGCAATTGGTTCACTAAATGTTGAATACATCATAATCTCCTAAAAATTGGTGGGCTACTAACGCTGGGTTGATAGATTTTTGCACAATATATCGTGGCCTAACTGTCGACGGTCAGACAAATTAGCGCTTTCGCCCGTAAACTAAAATGGAATATCTGAGTCTACGTCAGACAAATCCTTTGCATCTGTTGTTTTTGGCACAAATGTATCAGCAGACGCTTTCCAGCTAACGGTATCACCTTTGCCGTAGTCTACATTCCATCCAGCTAGTTGCATCTTGCCACCGGCAGCAATGATTGCGTCTAGTGTATCTGTGCTTAGTGTTAAGTTAATTCTAACGTCTGGTGATTTGTCTGAAGTCTTTTTAACTTTGTTAGTAAAACCGCTATCTAAATATACTTTTTTCTCAGCCATGATTATGCCTTTTTAAATGTGCTACGTGTTTTAGAATCAAGCAATGACCATAATGCAGTCTTTTGCTCGTTATCAAGCGATGCCCAAATTTCTTTGGCTGCTTCCATTTTGCTATCTTTTACATAGTTTGTAAATGACGTTGCTAGTTCATGCAATATATCCATGTCCTCTTTGCTAAAGCCATCTAATGCTCCAGCGTTTGGTGTTACAGCTTCAGGCTTTTTTACAGGATTTCCTGTATCCGTTCCTGTAGTTGCATCCAATACATCATGCTCTACAATTTCCATAGCTGTTACCCATAAATATCTACGTTGATATGTTTCTACTGCACCTACGTTTTGTACCTCATGACAACCTTTTAATGCTGCGCTACCCATAGGACTTGTAATAACAATGCTATCAGTTCCATCTGTAATGGTAAGCGTTGCAAGTTCTGCTGTATAAGATACAACACCACATAAACCTAGTTCATTAAAAATGTTTTGTACTGTAGGCAAAAAATCACCAAGTTCAAAATATTTATAACCAGCAAATTTATTGTGACCCGACTTTTCAAGCTTGCTATTTTGTAGCTTTAACCTAGCAGCCATTAACTTCATATATACATTACTCATAACAATACTCCCCATAAAGTTCTAAAGCTTTCTTACGATAAGCATAATCTGCTTCTTCAATTGTGTCAAACGAACCTATTACTATTTGTTTTTTATCTTTGCAAATTAAAGCTTGATACTTTTTACCATGCTTTCTAACTCCTTTTACGCCAAGCAAATTTCTATTTAATGCAGGTCTGTTTGAATTTTGTTGTGATTGCGTAGCTTCTCTTAAATTAGAAATAGTATTGTTTAGTTTATTGTTGTCAATATGGTCTATTTGTTTTGAAGGCCAAACTCCATAAACATAAAACCAAGCTAAACGATGCGCTCTATAAGATTTTTGATTTAATTTAATTATTCTGTAACCGTCTTTATCAACATATCCAGCAGTATTACCTAGTTTTAACCAGATAAACATTCCTGTATCTTTGTAATAAAGCAATTGAGATTTTAATTCTGCTTGTGTAAGCATGATAGTTCCCTTTTAACATTGAGTGAGTGTGTCGGCTATTAAATGAAAAGGGCATTTAATACTTACCTGCTCTCCAGCAACCGACACTTTACATTATACACAAATTTAAGAAAAAGTCAAGAAGTTTTTAGTTTGACCATGCAATCTCATTAACGCTTCGTAATATTCTTGACTCATTGTATATCTTCAAAACGGTCACGAATAATCAATTTAAGCGTTTCTACACCTTCTAACGCATGGATAAGCGGCAATACATCGTTACCCATCCACATAATCTTGTTAATGTTAATCTCTACGTATTCTGATTCTAAATCGCCAAAAAATACTGCGCTAATGTCCAGGTCGTACTCTACTGTTATCTCTACTCCGTTTACTGTTAGATTTGTAATCATTTCCATGCCTCCAATATTATCCAAACATTTCCGTGTTTAACTGCGTTTAATTTACCGTTGTTGCATAAATATCTAACCCACCTACCTGATTTGCCCATCTGTGCTGCTATTTCTTCTACTGTAAACATTTAACCTCCGTTCCAAGATTGGAATTATACATCATTCTTCCATCTCTGCAAAGTGATTTTCACCACAGCAACTTAACCAATCACCTTTAGGCTCGCCACAATATACACAACCTATGTATGTATCCTTCTCAATTTCTAAAATCTGTAGCTCTGACATAACTTGCGCTTCAAACATTGCCTGGCACACGCTCAACCTCCTTAAGTGTTTCAATTAATCCATGTATAATTTCCCATGACTTTTTATATTCTTTAGCTGCAATTTCATCTGTTTCATTACAAAAAGCCCGAATTAAACATTGTTTAATAAATTCTAAATCTTTTATCATTATTCGCCCCTTTCTTCTACAATTTTGCTAGTAGCATCATACATAGCAATCATAAGTGATTTAGTAAACAACAGTATGTCTGCATCTGCTTTATCTTTATCATCTTGCTTATAAGCGTGCATTCTAGTTACGTATGCTTTAAACATGGCACGTAGTGTTGTTTGCGTTACGTCAAAATCAACGTATTCGTCTGCTAACAGCTCCCAAACAAAATCTTTATTGTCTGCTGCTTCTTCAATCTTGTCTTCAATGTATTCGTCTTGTATTGTATAGTCCACTTTAGCCTCGTATGGGTTATTAAGATAGTATTCGTAATGGTCACTCATTTCCATCCCTTCCATTCTGCGATAGCGCCTAAAATTGCAAATATGGCACAAACTGTTGCGCCACCTAAACATAAAATTAACAAGTTATCTAACATTTTGTATCTCCGTTTGCGTTGTTGATGTGTTCATTATATTCCGTTCTTGGAAGCTGTCAACATTTATTTGCATTTATTTTTAAATTGATTATGCAAAGTTCATAAGTAAAATAAATTATGCATTAGTTTATTTTTATGCGTTAATGTAAACCATTAGTTTAGATGTAGAGATATGTCTTGACTTTTGACGCTAAATGTGGTAGTATTACGATAACGAATGAAAGTTCGTATGTCGCTTGCAGGCGATTATTTAGAGTAGCCATTAGTCAAAGCCCTGCTTCCTACTCGGAAGTCCTGCAACCAGCCTTAAAAAGCTGGAGGGTTTTGTCTAGTGGCTTTTTTTATGGATAAAAGATATGCACTACTATCAATTTAACATTGGCGATTACGCTAGTCACACAAAACATTTAAGCCTTATAGAGGATATTTGTTATCGTAGAGCTTTAGATTATTATTACTTGCACGAAAAACCTTTAACTAATGATATTGCAAAACTATCCAGGCTTTTAATGGTAAGTGAATATCAATCTGAATTAATGACAATATTAGATGAATTTTTTGTTTGTGTTGCTGAGGGATACATAAATCCTCGTGCAGATAAAGAAATTAAACAATATCAAGAGTTTAGCGATGCTGGGAAGCGTGGGGCAGCTAAGAGGTGGTCTAAGGATGGTGATAGCCCCCCTAAAGCCCCCCTA